GGTTCGTGCCAGCGCACAGCATGACCACATCGGCGTCATCGCGGTTGCCATAAGCACGGTAAGCAATCAAGGTTGGGTCATTGGCCTCATCCGTGCCCACTTCCCATACAATCAGCTTGTCAGTGCGTGACCGCCGCGCTAATAAATCAACATGGGTACGGACGGCGTTTAAGTAAATATTGGCTATCATGTAACACCCCTGTTAAGCGGTTCTTAACCAATAAGCGACGACGATTGATGGCTGAGTGTTATTGTGCGGTTGGTCGCCACCTCTATTGCCGATGGCGGGCTGCTCGCTTATTGGTGCAGGATCTACTAAATCAATACTTCCACCGTACCCTTGCTGGTTATTAGATGCTTGAATAGGATGATTATGACTTGGCATCTCAGCAACAGTAAGCTGATGATCATCTTCACCAAACTCATTACCCATCGTTTTATAACGGGTGTCATCAATCGAATTATCTGACATGCCCACTAGCGTNCGGCCNTCAGCANANCGCTGCCCATGTGCCGTAACCTTTATTAATCGCAACCTCAGCGCTACTTGCATGGTCGAGCGTGGTCGTATANATATCACCGACTTGGTAAGCCTCAGCATTGGCATATTCGGGATGCGGGTTTGGTGTTGAAAGATGGTTTTCTTGCCAGTCTTCAAAAGCAGTGTGGTCATTATTATTGCTAATAACGTGCTGGTCATAATCAGTAACATGATCATCAAAGTTGGTGACGTGACTATTAAATTCTATGACGTGGTCGTTAAAGTCGGTTATGTGGCTGTCATAATCAATAACGTGGTTATTAAATAGTGTGTCTTCAAGATATTGCGGATGCGGATCAGGCGCGGCTAAATGCTGCTCCATGATTACTATAGATAACGGCGCGTTCGGGTCGGTTGTCACAGTTACATTACTTGCTGATACGTCCCCTAGCGATAAGCCAAACGCACCCACAAAAGAAAGGTCAGGATGCGCGGTAAACAAGGCGGTGCTGGCATGAGCGGCCACCGCAAACAACACGCCGTCGTCACTAAATAATCCCATCTCATAAATCGGCGTGATGGCATCGGCGGTAACCGTGGCGCTAAACCGTAAGGTATTGCTGTTTACCTCAACGTCACCTGACACAAGGCCAAAACGCTTAACCTCGCTGGCAAGCGTGGTCTCATTGCCGGTGGGCGTGTACTTGCCAGTACCGATAGCCACCTCAGTTAAGTTGATTGATAATTCAGGGGTTTCACTGCCAGCATTAAGCGCGGCTTGCTTGCCGGCATCGGTCAGCTTAAAGATAATGGGGTTGGGCGTATTAGGCATGACTTTTTATCCGTCAGTTAATGTGTGAGTGCCTACAATTTTAACGTGTGCCGGCTGGCAAGTTTGCCCGTGTTCCAGTGCAAGGTAAACCTCGTTATATACCCAAACATTAATTACCCGTTACGAGACCCGCGCCCGTAACGGGTAGTTAAAATCCCTGTTTAGGGTAGTTAAATAACCCGCTCATAATGGGTAACTAAACGTCCTTGAATGGGTAACTAAACGTAGTCATATCAGTAGGGGTCTGCTCTAAAGCGCGTCCGCCATATCGCTAAGATCACCCCATTGCTCTTTGTCTTTATCGCTACCCTTGAACCCAACTTTATTGGCCGGTGAATAACCGATACGTTCCATAAATGCAAACGCAAACGTATCAGCAATATCGGGTGAGGTGATACCGTCCCTAAGCATGTCTTTTTTACTGGTAATGCCCCAGCGTGATTTCTCATCAAAGAAATAAGGCAAGCGGCTCATTTGAGTCTCTAAGTTGGTCATCAGCTGATACATACGGCGGACTTTTGGCGCAACGCTAAAGCAACCCCGCTCAACGGATTTTGTCATCGAGACATAAGCATGAGCGCGTTTATTGAAGTACAACAATTTCAAGTTATTGTTAAAGCAAGGCACGCCCCAGTTGACCGACTCAAAATATAAGCCCTCAGCTTTGAGCGATTGACACAAGCCCATGCCAGCGCCCATCGGGTCAATCACAAGGGTCGCGCCAGCATATTCAGCAACCGCTGCATATATCTTGGCTTTAAGCTCATTGATGTTAGCCCTATTACTAAATAGCGGTATATCAATCACATGCGCGTGGCGTTCTATGCGGCCGCTATAATCCTTATCAATGACTTTCATGACGGTAATAACGCTGTGATCTCGCCCAACGTCCCCGCCCACATCGACGGTGATTATATAACCGTACTCATCCTCCTCAGTGACCACCGGCTTGCGTTGTAGCATCGCCGTAAGCTCTGTTCGCGTCAGTAGGTACTTGCCCTTTAATTCAGGGAACATGCCACGGATGCGGATCATATAACCGGCATGGGTGCGGCTGCCATACTGGTATAAGGCTTCAATGAGCTTCTTACGGCTTACGAGGGGGGATACCTCGCTGTTAAATTCTAACGCTATCCATATCCCGCCGTCTTTATAACTGAGACTATGGTGGGTATCAAAAAAGAACCCTGTATTAGTGGCTGGCTGGCTGGTCAGTACGGCGCGGTTGTTCTCATGGGTCAATGCACCAATGGCGACTTCCATCACCGCGTCATCAATACCACAAGCCTCATCCGCCCACACCATGTAATGATCGCCATGCTGTCCGGCAATGTTGGTTGGTTGGTGTTTGGGTGCGGTCTTGGCGAACACGAACCATGTGTCTTTAAAGTTTTTAATGTAAATCTTTTCTGCCAGTACCACGACAAAATCAGCAAGCCAGCCCATCGTCTCGTTATTGCGTAAGTACCCCAAGCAGATATTGATCTCTTTCCAAACGACGGTTCTAAGCTGACCAATTTGCGGGGCGGTAAATAGCATGACCGACTCAGGGTAAAATAGCAGATGCCATAAAGCGACAATGCCAGCCGACCTAGATTTGCCCGTATTATGTAGCACGGTATAATCACCGCCTAAAAACTGGTTGTTGCCATCCAATATAAAGCCGTAGTAATTGCCCTCGCCTAATGCCTCAACCTGTTTGACGGGCATATCGACATACACGCCATTGATAAAGCGGTAGCAGTAGAACCCCATGCCAGCGCCATCTTTGAGATAGTCCCTAACCGTTAAGGTTTTGGTGATTCCCGCACGGCGCACGCATAGGGTGTGGCTCTCATTAAAAACGTGACTGCTGCCATCGCTGTAGGTAAAGCGGTATAGGTTTTCGCGGCCTCTCACAACATCCATGACGTTGCGAACGCTGCACCCGTCGTCGCCCATAATCAGGTCGTCCATGCCGATATTTTGCACAAACTTAACCGAACCATCGGACAACATGATCTCAGTGTTAAAGCCAAAACAGCCATGACCGGATGCAACCGTCGTACGGCTGCTAGGGATAACGATTGATTTAAAAAGGGTTTCTTGCTGCGGGGTCACGCCCTGATTATTGGCAAACGTCATCCCTAAAGCTTCTACCGCAAAACGAGTAATATCGTAGCGGTAGCGCTCACAGGCTTCCACCCATTCAGGTAGCTCTAGTAAATTATCAACCATAACCGCCTTATACTGCTAAATGCTAAACGGCATCATGTCAAAGCCGCTGTCCTCGTCAGTGCTGCTAGTGTCCGGCTGTTTGGTGATGACGAACCCTCCATGTACCTTGCGTGCCGCCCATACCGCAAGCAATACCGCGATATGGCCGTTGTTAATGCCCATACTGTCAAAGTCGAGGGACTTACCGCGCTCATCCACCTTGCGCGTTTGGATAACGTGCGTGGGGTCATAGCGTTTTAAGCCATCATCAATCACCAACAAGCCAGCGGCATTAGCGGCTTTATAAGCGGCCATGACGCTCTGCATTTGCTCCTTCTCATCGAACGCTAAGCCCCAATGATTGAAGATATTAGGGGTATCAGTGACCACGATAGCGTTACCGGCTGCTACCGGTTGTTCGCGCCATTCGTCCTCTTTTTTAACAATGATCTTACCGCTATCCGCATCGGTTACTGCCAATACGCGCACCGCATCACCGTCATAAGTGGCGGCGCGTGCATCGATGGTGATAACCTTGGGATTTAAGGCGGGTTTTTTGGCTGGCTGGTCACTCATGGGGCGGTATCCTTGACATTCGTTTGAGTAATAACGCCGGTATCAGGATTGATGGCCACGCGGGTATGGCTGTCCGACTCCTTGCCTATCACGTCAGC